TGGTAGTAGAGTACGCCGTAGTAGCCGCGTTTAACGTAGCCGCCGATGTGAACAACGCGATTTTAATTGTGTCAGTGTCTAGGTCTTGGATCCCACCAAAGAGTTCCACCTTGAACGACGTGACCATTGCTTGTGAAATTGCCATTTTATAACTCCTTAACTAACCGTAGTGCGGACTTGACCAGAGCGGTACGCGTCTTGGCGCAGCTTGCCATCGCCCAAATTCTTTAACAGGCCAATGGCCTGAACATATAACTTCTCGTACATACCAACTACATCGGCCTCACCCTTCATGAAGCGAATTGCCTCAAGCAAAGCGCCGTTCAAAAGTGCGGAGTCAAACTCATCGCCAAGCCACGTAGTGCCAGCAGTCACAATAGACTCCGGATAGTACCCATAATGCAGTTCGGCGGCGTACCCGGTATTGGGGGTTGGACCTACAATAAACGACGAATCGTCAAAGTTAGCGTAGTGTTTAGGTAAGCCAGTCGAAGACGATGACGGATACGCTTCACGAATAAAGTTAACGTCTTTGTTTAGTAGGAAATGGAAGTCTCCATCACCGTCAATAACAGCCAACGAATAGGAGTACAGAAAATCTGACGGTATCTGTAAGTAGTTGTTTGCCGTTGTAAACGCGCCTGATACGTTCTTACGTAAGGCTGGAATCTGCACCGTGTTGTAGATTTTTTGCTCAGCCTGCTGCGTGAACATAGCAAGTTGTTCATCTGTGAACGTGTTTTCACATATGTCTTGGACGTTTATCTTCAACTCGGTGTAGTTCATAGCTTACTTTCAACCCATTGGGCCACGTGCCATTGTACCTTTGGTAGCCGCGCCAGTACCACGAATTTTAACTCCGCCGCCCGTAGACAACTTAGTCATAGGTTTACCGGGGTGCATGTTTTTTTCGTGCTTGCCGACAGCCTTTTTAATATTGACTTTATCCATCTTGGCGTCGTCATGTTTCATTTTTGTTGCCATATTAGCTCCTTAGCTAGTTGTAACCGTTACTGTACCAATAAAACCGTTTGCTACCAAGTCGCTTGGCGTACCGCCGCTTACTATGTTATTGCCGCCACCCACTGGGTTCCACCCCCACTGAATATCACGGCTGCCTTCACCAATACTGCCATCAGACATAGCCCCAGACTGTAAGTACGTGCTATCTGGACGAGGATTACGTAACGCTTGTGGGTCATCAACTGGGTACATACCCAGTTGTAACTGTGGATGATCTGGATCCCAACATGCGGGGCAGACCAACAAGTTAACTTTCTTGGTTTTAACAACCAGTTCTTTCAACTCACGCAGGCGAAAGCGAAAACCGCAACGATCACAGATCGCAATGGCAATCTTACCGGACGCAAATCGGTTGCCCATTAACTACCCCCAATAAACTGGCGGCGGGGTACAAATCGAATTGAGGCCTTCTCGCGGTCTTCTCCTGCGGCTAAGTTGAACTGTTCGTCGTATATCTGCTTCAACATCTCAATGCGTGAGGCAAGCTCAGGCACTTTAATAGCGATGTGGTACGCAAGTCCGGCTACCAAGCAGGGCAAGAATCGGAAGTTAACGTCAGCCGTCTGTACGCCCGATCCGGCGTCGTCAATACGGCGTAGGCGCCAGTACTTAAAGACGTAGTACGGGTTATCAACAGTGCCTTGGTCAGGTACTGGCCAAACATTAATTTTTGGGGCGTCACGTAGTCGCTGTATCCACACCTGTAACGGACGTGCCTGCTGTAACTTGTTAGGGATAGTCGCGTAGGTACTAACACTAATACGTGTTATGGAGAGGTCAGCCTGTGTCGAAACAGTACCAGCGCCAGTGCGGATTACGTGCTCTAGCAAATCAATAGTATCGGCGGGCAGATCGTACTCTGACGTGCCCTGTACAAGGTTTATTGCGCCTTCTTCGATAGTCCACATATTGATGCCACGGTTCTGCCACTCGATGGTCATCAAATTCATAGACCTACGAGCTGTACGTAGATCGTATCCAGAACGCATTTCACGGCCCGCGCGCTCCCAAGCCTCTTCCGCTATTTCGGTGAAGTCGAGATTAAAATCGGTTGTGCCAGAAACTGCCATTACTTACCCCTTTTTATGGGTGTTACACGCCTTGGCGCCCCTGCGGGCTGACCTAAACGTTTTTTCTGCGCCACACGCTTACTCTTTTCGGCGGGTGTCATTTCCCCACTTGTTTTTGGGGTTTTGGTAGACACCCGTTTTGTGGGCCTGCAATACGGAGTAGATCGATCATCACCTTCTTTACGCCCACAGGGTTTACCCGTAGATACGTCTTTCCAGTCTTCTTTGAACCAACGCTTTAGCGCGGCTCCTTTTGCGGTTTTGCGAACAGCCATTACGACTTGCTACCCTTCTTACGGCACTTAGCAATAGCCCCGCTTGCGTACGCACTGGGGAACACTTTGTACTGGCTTTTGACCTTCTGATAGCAAGCGTCTTTGACTGTACCCCCCTCTTTATAGGCAGTACCCTTGAATTTTAACTTGCTGGGCATTACGGCGCCCATGCCTCGTGAGGCTCTCATATCAGCACATACGGCCTTTGCCAAGGCCTTTAACAGCGATACCACCGCCGCGAGAGTACTTAGCAACTTTACCGCCTTGTTTCTTGTGGGCACTGTCTTTCATCATCTTACCGTCGGGCATACGGTGCATACCTTTGACTTTACCGCCTTTTTTCAGACCCGAGCCTACTGGGTAGGTGTCCATGCGCTCTTTAGCAGCTTGCTCTTCGATAATTCCCCGCATCTTGTCACCGGTTTCACGCTCAACATTACCACGGCTTCTCGGGGCAGCGGCGCGTTTACGGGCCTCACCTCTCATTACGCGGTCGTAGGTGTCCTTCTGATCTGCCGCTGGGTTAGCTTTAACGGCTGGCCCCTGCATAGGTGCAGTCATATCTTTTGACGGGGCGGCTTTTTTAGGTGAATCTGCACGCGCAGTCAAACCACGTTCTTTGTTCAAGAAATCGCGCAAAGACATGCCAGACTTATCCAGCTCTTCTTTGGTAACGACTGGGTTACCGTTCTTGTCGAGCTTGCGCCCTTTGGGGTTCATCTTTTTCATGCGGGTGTCAGACTCCGCTACTTTTTTTGTAGCGAAATCGCCTAATACGTCTTTTTTAGCTGTTGCCATTTTTAATGCTCCCTAGACCATGCGGCCTTTTGTTTTACCCTTAACAGCGCAGCCATCACCACGAACTGCGCCACCATGTTTCATTTTCTTGACCCCACCACCATGTTTCATTTTCTTGACCCCACCACCATGTTTCATTTTCTTGACCCCACCACCATGTTTCATACCGACAGAGCCGTCATCGGGGTCCGAGGGCATGTCTATTTGACCGGGGCGCAGTGGAGGCAGCTTTGTGCGTGAGGGTTTCTTCTTTGGCTTCTTAGGTTTTGCAGAGCCACCATCGGGGTCTTGTGGTACGTCCATACCTAAACGATCTTGGAACATACCTCCGTCTTTGTACTTCATCATAAGGTTTCCTTTTTACGGAAGATTTTTTGAATGGTCTCAGTTTCCCAGATGCGAATAAGCGTCCACACAATGGTAAAACAGGCGGCCACGGCGGGTAAGAAATCCACAAGAGTTCCCAGTACAGTAAAAACAGACGCGAAATCCACCACGGTTTTGGTTGAGTCGGATAGGTTCATGTTAGCAATCCCAAGCCTTAAGGCTCTTGTTTATACGACTGTTCGGGTCTTTGGCGGTCTTGGCACTCGTCAACTTCGACTTCATGCCCGACATTCTGGCGCAGAAGGACTTTCGCCGTGCTGCGTCCTTGTCCGTCTTTGGTTTTGGCGCTGGGGCTTTTAACCCGGGTTTTTCCGGGTTGGCCTTGTTGTAAGAGGCTCGCCCTTTGGCGTTCAGGCCGCCCTTCTCGGACTTGCCCTCTTTGCGCGTCCATGCTGCGCTCTTAGCCATGGAACACTGTCGCGGTAGCGTTAGTTATTGTCGCGTGAATATCGATGTAGCACAGCACACCTTCGCCCGGGATAATCACGGGGAACGTCGAATCGCCAGCAAGTGTTGGAATGGTCATAAGGACCGTGCCACTTGCACCACCATCACGAATAACCAGCGAGCCTGCTGATACACCGGGCATTACTAGCAGCCCTTTTAAGCGTGTACGTGCTGCGTACACTGTGCCCGTTGCGGCTACCGGGACACTTTTAACATCGGTTTGCATACCCATAATTAGCTCCTTAAAACAATAAAA